TTGTGGTGACGCCAACCACCCCCTTTAATAACGCAGAAGGGACTGCGGGATTCAAAACCATATTGAAACACACTACTCTCTTTGTGGTCGCTGCCGCGGAACAGCATCGCAATGTGCTTCAATATGGTTCCAATATCAACATTGTAGAACAATTGAAAATATTGGTCAACCATATGTTGGGGTCGACACCCCAACCAGTAGTCTTACTCACCTCGTTGCCGCCAGGGTTTTCATGTGTACTGTCCGCCCGTTTGTGATTTTTAGTGAATCACTGGTCCTCGTTACCCAAACACTTGACAATTACCTCGCGTGTTTTGCGAGCTGTATTTGTCTAAAGCCTTCTTGCATCAGCCTGGCACGTTCTAACTTGGCTTCAATCAACTTGGCCAACTGTTCTGCTGTTAATACATGCTCCTTGAGCGGATGCAATTTTTCATCATTATTTTCTTTCATATACCCTTAAAAACAAAAAACCCTGGGTTTTCAATCCAGGGTCTGATAGATTCATATTAATACACAGATTCTATTCAGACCTCTCGCATTCACTATTAATAATCGCAAAACGATAGCCACGTCCACATAGCCATGTCAAGGCTTGCGCGGGCTTTGGCATTGATACGAGCGATATTGAATGTAAGTGAGTCATCATAGTGTGTATTTTACATTTTTATTTATACCAGGTCAAATGATATTTTTGTTTTTTTTCCTGCAATTTTGCCAGAAATCTTGCTACTTTGTTAACTTTTTGGCAATCCATCTACGTAACGACCAAGATCACCATACAGCGCCATCATCATGGCTTCTTTGCTGCCAAAAAATGTAATACGACGTTTGCGGTCTAAGTGATAGGGCCATTCCTGACCTCGATCCAACCTTAGCAGCATGCCTTGATTTATCATTTGATCCTTGGGTATCACAAACTCGTGGCATTCTATTTCCGCAAGGTCTTTGAATATGACCAGGCCACGCTCTGTGAGTGCCAGACCGCCCTGTGGTCTGATGTTGCGCCACCAGGTATGCATCGCAGTATCCAGGCTTACACGATGCTGATCGGGCAAGAGCTCTAGTATCTTTTGAGTGATTTCAGACTTGCGATTCACTGGCAGTTCCAGTGATCGTGGGATACACCTGATCCCCTGCACGCAGAAGCACCACTGTGAACTTGTTGCTGCGGAACTGCGTGTTTAATTTTTTGGCTAGATTGATAGCATGGCCAGGATTTGAAAAGCTGACCTTTTTGTACTTGGGTCCGGGAAACTGTTGCAGCATGTTCGCGGTCTTGAGATTGATAGGAGCGCCATCAAAGAACACAGCCCAGATACCTTCGCTGGCCAAAACCTGCTCGGTACGATAGGTATTTTTATCAGTTAGTTCTACTAGAATTTTTGGCTTTGGTCTTGACACAGCATCTCCTTGCTTCTATGTGATATTTATGCCAATAACCATGTAGTTTTTATTTAAACCCACCGCCAGTGATTTCCATGGCAATCACTTCTGGATCCCGGCTTCGTTGTTCTGCCATGACCTGAAGCTGCATCAGCAACTTGGTTATATCTGCGTGTAGGTCACGAGCATCCTGAATGGTCATAACGAAATCACGGGCTGCTCGACTTTCATGTGCTTTGAGTCTGTCAACAAAACGATTGATGTGTAGACTCATTGAGCTTGCTCCGCTGTGTGAAATGGACCATGGTATGCATAGCGTTGCAGTGTGATCAATTTTGGATTGCGAACAACCTGCCAGGTACGATTCTGTTGTACTCGGTACCAGCCTGCTGCATACCAACTCTTGCTTTTTCGAGTCTTGGTAAACAGTGGCAACTGCCTACGCACTTCATAGATACCATTATAGGCAGCACAGCCGGTGTCAAAACCATGCACTTGATTCTGTGGTCGCTTGTTGGTTTTCACAGCAGGCTCAAAGTCAATGCCTATGCGCTGTTTGATCATGCGAACATTTTTATAACTTGCAACCTGATCCAAGATCTGCACAGTGAATCCCGAGGCCGTGGCCTGGATGTTGCCTATCTTTTGATCATCCTGTTTGAGAATCCAGAATTGATCAGGTACTATGGGTTTGGCTACGATCATTCAATACTCCTTGATATACTGTGTTCAGCCATTGTGCATGTTGCTCTGCTTGTTCGCTGATCTTTTGTAGATCAAACCTACCACAGAACTTCATGAATCTCACACCAACCTGTCCGATGTCCTTGTGAGATATCTGTTCCTGTATAGCTGTGTCAACTTTGTGTTTGACCTCGTCTGGCTGTGCTGCGAGATCAATCAGTTGACGGTTACGAGTGTAGTCGTCCAGCACACGATGCTCATTGCCATCATGGTCTGTCCAACGCTGCAACATTAGATTGTTCCACGCATAGCCTCGTGCATGGCGGTCTTCAAATGCTTCCATGAGTCCTACTTTGTTCTTGGTGCCTTTGGTACGCACGCCGGGATAGGCAGAAAACACATTGTCAGATGCGTCGCCTCGCATGCATTTTTCAAACAGCAGCCATTCAGGGTCGGGGATTCGTTTAGGTTGTTTTGTTTTTTTATCTACTACTTCGCGACCGCGTGCATCAAATATGCCCTCTAGTGTGATCAACTCATCTTGAATACCGTTGAATTGATTAACATTGGGTGCTATGAGCTGCACAAAATCAGTGTCACTGCTAACAATAGTGTGATGATCCTGGGGATGCAGATGGATCCATCTTGCAATAATATCGTCAGCTTCTGCTTCAGGGTGTCGTATTACCGAGCAGTTGGTTCCCTGCTCCAAGTATTTAGTAAAGTGATCATAGGTTTCCCAGAACACCCGATCTTCTTCAGCTTCGGCTTCTGTAAGCGCGGCACGTGCCACTGCACGATTGCGCTTGTAGGGTGTGTAGAAATCCTTTCGCCAGCTGCGTCCCTCTAGTGCAAACACCACGTGATCTGCACTAAACTTGCGGGCTACCTTGTTGATAGCACTGAACGTGATGTGCAGTGCATAGCCTACTTTTTCTTCAGTGGAACTGGCTCGATGCGCAACATGTCTAGCCCGGAAGAACATGTTGGCAGTGTCAATCAGCAGATAGTGCATGGGTCACCTAGAGTTTATGATCGTGAATATATTGTAGCACATAATTCGCCCAAAAGCAATGGGCATCCGCTCCAAAATGCCAGCTGTCGGTGTTAACAGTTTCGTAACCATTTATGCGCAGTAAGCTATCATAGGTGCCCATGCCATCATAAGGGGAGATATAATGGTTTTTCCAATCCAGTCGAGGCTCACCTTCAAAATGGTTGTTGCCGTTGAAAAACACATGGCGTATGTTCTGATCCTGTAGTTCACAGTGAAAATGCCAGATATCCTGATGCCATTGGCGTCGGCGCTCGTGCCAGTTCATGTCCAAGATAAAGTACCGATAACGATCTTGATAGGCGTCTGGCACAGTGTCTGTGCCCGATGCACCCACTTGATAGTATTCACCATTGATGATCCATTCATCACGTTCCCAGGTACTCCATTGAATAATTAACAAGGGATCCGGCGTGGTGTTGCGAGCAAGCCATTCTCTAGTAGAACGCAGAATTCTAAGATTACTGCTTCCAGATTCCGCATCACAACAGTAGTCTGACTTGAGTTGCTGTGAGATCAAATAACCAAAACTCACCTGTTGATTCACAGGATGAGAACGACGTCCTAGAGCCCAATGTGCTACATCATCTTTGGCCATGCTCCACGGACCAGCGGCTTCGGCCGCAGCAGCATGACTGTCACCGTTGACGTAGACTACCATATTTCAGCTCATAAAATGAATACTGCTTTGATCCTTCTCTTACCCAGATCTGTACTCGCCGATCATTGCCACTGAAGTCCCAGTCACGGCCACGTTCTCCAAGATTGTTTCTGCACCAACGTATGTGTTCCTTGATATCCATGTCATTGTTAGTGATATTAAATGAGCTGGCAAAGTATTTTCTACTCATGACTGGAGTACCCGTTGTGTTTCTGCATGTATCACACGCTTACGCAAACTGCTTGAACTAAAAGAGTGATCTCGTCCGTTGAATACAATATCAATACCGCGCTGATAACATTCTTCATCACCTGAAAATGGTTTACCTTCGTATTCCACTCCTAGTACACGAACATCCACTGGTAGGATTAGTAATAGATCACGAAGATCTCGTTCAGTTTGATAGACAACAACTTCATCAACATAACGACATGCTGCTAGTTGTATCTGTCTTTCAACAATACTTTGAATAGGATGATTTTTAGTATCAGGACGATCAATGGTTGGATCTGTTTGTAATCCCGCGATCAAATAGTCACAGTGATTCTTGGCCTCGGCCAACATGGCCACGTGTCCGGCGTGTAACATATCAAAGGTGCTGAAGGTAATGCCTATGCGTTTACCTTGTTCTTTGAGAGTCTTGATATGATTGAAAATCAAAAGTAATCTCCTCCCACGTTTACTGCTCGCATCACATAGTTTGCAACACGTTCTGGATCATTTTGCCAGACCTGTTCTGGAGTACTATATTCAAAAGCCGCGTTGGTAGTTTGCCACCATTTGTACACAAGTTCTTTGTCTCCTAATGAACTTAGAAGCAACCAGTTTAAACGTTCGCGACTAATCACGATACCTCGCTGCGGCCATTACCAATGTCAGTGGTACGTACATAGATACCAGACGCACGCATGGCCTGTTCCTGTTCCCAGGTTTCCATCACAACGTTACGACAGATATTTTGAAACCACCGATCCACAATCATGTCTTCGGGTTCATTGGGTTTCATCTGATAGCCTGCACGCACAAGATACGTGATAAATTTGTCGTTCCATTCTAATTCAAAACTGCCCGAGTTGATGTCTTCAGGATTAAGATCAAAACTTACGATACCTACATAGGCTTCGCCACGTTCTGTGGCCAATTCTTTGGCCGTTTTCTTCTGAACCGGAGTTGGATTTTTCGCTGGTTTTTTTTCTTGAATCTGAGGTTCTGGCTTGCTCTTAAGGAATCTATCAAACAGGCTCATGATCAGTTTCCTTTACTTTACCCCATTTGATGCGTAACCAAATACGTTCATGAATATAATAGTCAATACTCAGCAAGATATGCAAGGCTGTGGCAAAGGTTGTAGCAGATGCTACATCCTCTGTGAACAACCATGTCCAGAATATGGTAAAGAGCCATGCAGTGATTCTATAGCTAATCATTCTTGCGATAGTACGTCGGCGTGTTTCAATCATTTAAGTCCCCCATGCGTTGCGCCAAATATCCACTTGTAGTCGTGGGCTGTATCTCCAGCCACGTTCAAGTGCAAGAGTGGCCACTTGTTGTGTGTTAAGATTATAAACCTGTGGTACACCGCCCACGGGCATTAGATACACAGGACAGTTAATATTGGCCCTGCGATATTCAGCCACTGCTCGTTCTGCATCTGCCACATCCTCAGCAGTGGCCACAACAAATTTTAAATATACCTGTCCAAATCGTGAATACTGCTGCACCACTTCTGGTTGTATAG